GGAAGAAGTGAAGTTTCATGAAGCTTATAACCATTAAAAGTATGCACCCTACTAATGAGTTTGCACCTTCGTGGAATATTCCAATGCACTTATCTCAGTGGGAAGATTATCAAAGTATTGACACACATTTTCATGGAACAGAGCATCGCTGTTATTTAAGTGGCAATATGCATTTAGATGAGTATCCAACAACAACAAATTATTACATACCGTATGATCATACTCTTATACATAAGTTTCCAAATACAGCTGGAGGATTAACAATGTTCCCAACGTACATGCCACACGGAGTAGATACATATACTGGAGAAGATGCCAGAGTCAGCATTGCGTTTGATTTGCATACGCAGATACCTCAACAACTTGTATCGATTCCATTTATGAATGATGAAATCTTTAATAGGTTGACATCTTCTTCTTAATGTGTTATAATATATTTAAATTAACACAATAAAAGGCAATACAATGGCAACTTATGTACTAGTAGACACAGCTAATACTTTCTTCCGCGCTCGGCATGTAGTACGTGGCGATATTGACACGAAGGTAGGCATGGCACTACATATCACACTTAACAGTATTAAAAAGGCTTGGAAAGACTTTAACGCAGATCATGTTGTGTTCTGCTTAGAAGGTCGTAGCTGGCGCAAGGACTATTACGAGCCTTACAAGCGTAATAGGCAAGTTGCTCGTGACAAGTTGACTGTACAAGAGAGTGAAGACGATAAAGCGTTTTGGGAGATCTTCGACGAGTTTAAGAACTTTGTTACAGACAAGACTAACTGTACTGTTATGCAACACAAGCAACTAGAAGCAGATGATCTTATTGCAGGTTGGGTACAAGCACACCCTGATGATCATTGTGTCATTATTAGTACAGACGGCGACTTTGCACAACTAGTAGGCCCTAACTGCACACAGTACAATGGTGTTGCTAATGTAACTATTACACCTAAAGGCTACTTTAACGACGACGGTTCGCCTGTTATTGAAAAGAAGACACAAGAGCGCAAGCCTGCGCCGCAGCCTGACTTTATGTTGTTTGAAAAGTGTATGCGTGGCGACACTAGTGATAACGTGTTTAGTGCTTATCCTGGTGTACGCAAGAAAGGTACTAAGAATAAAGTTGGACTTATTGAAGCATACGAAGACAAAGGCACTAAAGGCTACAACTGGAATAACATGATGCTGCAACGCTGGACTGATCACGAAGGCGTAGAACATCGTGTGCTAGATGATTACAATCGCAATGTTGTATTATGTGACTTGACTGCACAGCCTGCAGACATTAGAGAGATTATCGATACAACTATTGCAGAACATGCAACTCCTAAAGACATTAGTCAAGTAGGCTTGCGTCTTATGAAGTTCTGTGCAAAGTGGGATATGCAACGTATTGCAGACCAGGCACAGGCTTATGCAGAACCATTACAAGCGAGGTACCCAGCATGACATTAAAAGCAAAACCAGTATTAAAAGATAAGTTTTGGATTGTTGAAAATGACAGTAACGAACGTATAGGCACAATGGCATGGAACGATGATCGTTATTTGTTTAGTAGCGGAATAGAAACATGCTTTTTTGATAACAAGCGTCAAATGAAACAAAAGTTTGGAGTGGATATCATTTGGACAGAACACAGTGAGCAAGTGCAAGAAGATACTACTAAACATAGTGTAGTGCATGGATTTCCTACTAGCGTAAGTCCTTATAATACAATGTATGATGTAGTACGCAAGCTTCCGTTGTTTACTAAGTCAAACAAGTCAAAAAGTGCATACTGTGCAGGCTACTACATTATTGAGTTTGAAAAAGGCTGGGTTAAGAGTTTTTGTCCTAAGTTAATCACAATCGAACGTTATAACTCTAAAGGCCCATTTAAAACAGAAATAGAAATGAGATCGGAGCTTCGTCGTGCCAAACATTGAGCCATTGAATACTATACCTTTACAACAGTTTTTAAATGCTGTAAAGGCTGCTGAAGCTAGTAGAGCTCCTAACGTTACACTAGATATGAATACAGCTAAAAACTTAGCGTTTACATTAGGTGCTGTTATGAGTCGCTTACATGGTGACCTTGAACTATTAGTTGCGCAGTCTAACAACAGCGACGATGAAGTTATTCAGATTAATTTAGATGGCGGTTCTAAGTTTTAAGTACGTAGATAACTTTTCAAAAAGATAAATATATGCGTAGTTAATTAAAAGGAATTACGCATATGAGTAGGCCAAAGCCAACAGTTATATTAGAAAATATAAACAATAAAACCTATAAGAGCGAGCAAGTTCTAGAAGCTGACGCTATATGGGCAGTATTTCATCAAGAAAAGCCATTTAATCTTAAAAGTGCAAATGCGCTTACTAATTACCCTGGTCCTAAATATAAGAAGACTAGCTTTAGTAATCCAGGTCATGCACATAATCTTGCTAAAAAGTTAAACGAACTGTTTAGATGTGAAGACTTTTCAGTATATAAACTTACTTCGGGCGAAGTAGTTACTGAAGTATGAACTGGAAAGAGACATATACTAAGCTCTTTCTGAAAGAACTTGGCAAAAGTACAAACGAAACAGCCGTAAAAGAGTATATGCCACTTTGGTGGAAAAACAACAGAGACAAAAACTCAGGCGGCTTGCGACTAACAGAGATGGGGTTTGATATGCTAACCTTAATAGAATTGGCAACATATGACATACCATATCCAAGAGATGTACCATTATCTACCCAAGTTATTATCCACCTCGACAAGTTCATTGACTGTCCTTACTATCTAACAAACCGAAGTATTGTAGTAACTAACGAAAAGAAAGCAGTTGAACTCACCCTTTTTAGTGGCGACTTGCGCAAATATGGCTTAACAAAAGCAGTTAATAGACAAAAAAAATCCTAACCTATTGATTTGTAATAGGTTCTTTTTTTAGAAAATGGTTGACAAATGCTGTAATGGTGCTATAATATATGTATAGTTTAAATAAAGCACTAAACAAAGAGGGAACACAACATGGATACTTCAACTCGCACAGTTAGTCCAAATGGCGCAAAAAACAGTATTACCCATGCACTAAAAAAGAAACGTCCTATCTTCCTTTGGGGAGCTCCGGGCATTGGCAAATCTGATATTGTATCACAGATCTGTGACACTTTTTCAAATTCACATTTAATTGACATTCGTTTGTCGCTTTGGGAACCTACAGATATTAAAGGTATTCCATACTTCGACAGCAACTCAGGTACTATGGTGTGGGGTGCGCCTAGTGAATTACCAAGCGAAGAGTTTGCTGCTCAATTTGATCACATTATACTATTCCTAGACGAAATGAACTCAGCAGCACCTAGTGTGCAAGCGGCAGCATATCAACTAATTCTTAACCGTCGTGTAGGCACTTACAAGCTACCAGACAACGTAATGATTGTTGCGGCTGGTAACCGTGAAGCTGACAAGGGTGTTACTTATAGGATGCCTGCTCCGTTAGCTAACCGCTTTATCCACTTAGAACTTTCTGTTAACTTTGACGACTGGTTCCAGTGGAGTGTTAACAACAACATCAACACAGACGTTATTGGCTACTTAACCTTTGCAAAGAAAGACTTATATGACTTTGATCCTAAGAGTTCAAGCCGTAGCTTTGCAACTCCTCGTAGTTGGTCTTTTGTTAGCGAATTGCTAGACGATGACCTAGACGAAGCAACTACTACTGACTTAGTAGCAGGTGCAGTTGGTGAAGGACTAGCAGTTAAGTTTATGGCGCACCGTAAAGTTGCATCTAGCATGCCTAATCCAACTGACATCCTAGCAGGCAAAGTAAAAGAGATGAATTCCAAAGAGATTAGTGCTATGTACTCACTAACTGTGTCCTTATGCTATGAACTTAAAGAAGCGTGTGACGCAGGCGACAAGAAGTTCGATGACAAAGTGAACAACTTCCTGCGCTTTTCAATGGATAACTTTGATACTGAACTAGTTGTTATGGGCATCAAGCTTGCACTAACACAGTACGGTTTGCCCATTGATCCAGATGAAGTAGCGTGTTTTGATGAATTCCATGAGCGTTATGGTAAGTATATTAAAGCCGCACAAGAAGCTTAATAATAGGAGATTCAAATGAAATTATTTTTAATCGTACTAATGGCAATGGCACTAGGTGCTTGTTCAACTGTAGGCGGACTTGGTAAGGATATTACTGCAACTGCTGAATGGTCCAAAGAAAAGATGTCTGGTGATGATGAAGACCAGTATTAAAGGTTGACATATATACTAATCAGTGCTATAATATATGTATAAGTTAACAAAGGGGCGTCGATAATGGCTACTAAAGATACACAAAGTGAACTAAAAAACTTTACTCCGGACCCAGATATTACTCCAGAAGCACTAGAAGAAATGCGTGTAATAGTTATGGACCGTATTATTACGGCACGTATTGGTTTACTATTGCGCCATCCTTTCTTTGGCAACATGGCTACACGTTTGCGTATTGTTGCAGCAGATGAGTGGCTTGGTA